TGCCAGCCGTCAGGTCACGCACACCGCCAGCGGTCAGGTTCACCACCGTGCATTCGGGTCGCGCGAGGTAGTCGGTGTTGCTGCTGATGTCGTCGGTGCAGGGCGTGTAGACCGTCGTGTCGGCGTTGCGGATGCCGATGTTGGTCGTGCCGTTCGACAGCGCGGCGATGTCCACGCCGATGTTGGTGGTGATCGACTTCGTGCCGGCACCGCTCGTCGTGATATCGTCCGCAGCGAAGCCCTTGCGCGTGACGATCGTTCCCGTGCCGCCGGTGCCAGCGGTCAGCGTGCCCCGCGAACGGAAGCCGTAGGCGGTCGTGATCGACAGCGTTCCGCCGTTGCCCGTCTGGTTGAACGTCGGATTGTCGTCCGCAGCCGTATGCGAGTCGGTCGTTGCCGTGCCGGACGTGCCCGACGACGAGATGGTGGGGTTCTCGAACAAGCCCCATCCCTGATACATCGGAGACTTGCCATTGGTGGAGGACGTGTAGGTCATCTGGTGAAAGACCGCCGCCGGCACCGGTCCTAGAGACGCCACCGTTGGCGCGCTCGTGACCGTCCCGTTCGCGAGCATGATGTAGAACTGCGACAGGTCGCCACCGCCACTCAGCGTCACGGTCGGCGCGTAGAGCAACGCGCGATTCGACGACACGCCCGTCAGTGTCTGCGTCGGTGCGAGACGGAGGCCGTTGAGGATGCCGGTACTGGTGGTGTCTACGGTCGGCGCGATATTGATGATGTTGGCGGTATTTGTCGTGAGGTCGGGGATGCTCGTCCACAGGTCCAGCGCGTGGTCGATCGTGCCCTCCGCGCCGTCGAACAGCAGGATGTACGCCGAGCCCGCGCCGTCGTCGGTCACCGCGCGGCCCCACGTCCGTTCCGCCGTGGTCGCAAGCGCGAACTCACCCGTCGCGCCGAGCTTCACCAGCGAGCCCGCCGTCACCGTCGTGTCTGCCTTGCAGCGCGCGATGCCAGCCACCGCCACCTCGACCGGGTTCGTGCTCGTCGTCCCATCGCTGTCCTGTGAGCAGCCGAGGATCTGCGTCGTCGAGGTCGTCGCCTCGACCACCTCGTCGTCGTCGCTGCCGTCCGCCATGACGACCGCGTAGTTGCCGAGCGTGCCGCCCGCCGTCATCACGCGCGAGACGAACTCCGGCGTGGACGATGCGGTGAGGCACGACGGCGTGCCGTCGCTCGCGGTGATCACGCCAGCCGAGCAGCTCGTGGCGTTGATGTAGAGCGCCTTGCCCGCCTCCGCGTCGCCGGCCGCGTAGTTGCCGCTCGTACCAGAGCCGAGCGCGATGTCGGCCACGTTGGTGTCGGTGATGCAGCCCGTGCAGGAGACGGTCGGCGACGTGAGCGTCTTGTTCGTGAGCGTCTGCGTGCCGGACTCGGTGACGACCGGGACCGTGTTCATTTGCAGCGTGCCGGTCACGTCCACGACGCCCGTGTTGTAGAAGTCAATGATCGGGTCGGTGATGCCCGTGTTGAAGGTCCACGACATCGTGCCGCTGCCGTCGCCCCATACCTGGGGGCCGGTCCACTCGGCGCCGTTCACCGACAAGCTGTTGCCCGACAGGTCGAGCCCGAAGCCCGCAGTTAGCAGCGTCTTGCTCACCGCGATCGAGCCCGCGAGACCGGCGTTCGTCACCGTGGAGCAGGTCAGCGCGCCAGACGCGGCGATGGTCGTCGCGTAGGTATCCGCGCCGCAGTCGGCGGGGTTTGCCGCCAGGGCCGTCGCCGTGCTGGCGTTGCCGGTCAGCGCCGCCGTGATGGTGCCCGCCGCGAAGTTGCCGGAGCCGTCACGCAGGACGAGCGTGCTGGGCGTGTTCGTCGCCGTGCCGGTCGTCGATGCGTTGGTGATCGACGCGCACGTCAGGTTGCCCGAAGCGGCGATCGTCGTGGCGTAGGTGTTGGACCCGCAGTCGGACGGGTTCGACGCGAGCGCCGTGGCCGTCGTGGCGTTACCGGACAGCGCACCAGCGAAAATGTCCGTCGTGAGCGTGTTGGTGCTGGTGTCGAACGTCAGCGCCGAGTCGCCCTCGATGGTCGTCGCCGCCGTCCAGATCGCGAGCTGGTTGTCGACGGGCGTGCCCGTATTGCTGACGTTGCCGCCGCCAGAGGGCGTGGAGCACGTCAGCGTGCCGTCCGTCGCGATCCCGGTGGCGAAGTCGCCGGGGACAGAGCACGAGTTGGCGCTGATCGACGATCCGCCCCCGCCGCAACAGGCCGGACCCGTGGCGTGCGCTGCGGTCGGGAAGAACAGCAGCGCCGCCAAGATGACGGCGCGTTGGATCACGGGATGGCGGTCGGGGTCGGGGTCGGCAGCTCGAACAGCTCGCCGAAGACCTCCACGGTGACGGCGCCGGTGTCGCCCTTGCAGCTCATCGGGAGGTCACGCACTGACACGTCGACCGGGAGCCCGGTCTGCTTCAGGATCGTGAAGCCCTTGGCCGCCGTGTTGCACTGGTTCGCCCCGGCCGCGCGCGGGCAGATCGTGACGAAGTTCGTCGAGTCGGTGTTGAAGATCCACACCGACATCATGTTCTGCGCCTCGGCCGCGCTGAGGAGTGCCGTGTCGCCGGCCGATGCGCAGGAGACCTCCTTGAAGGAGACGGCCTTGCCGCGCCAGATGCGGACGACGCCGGGATTGGAGTCGTCGAAGCCGGCCGCGCCGGCAGCCACCGCGATCAGCACGATCGCGAGGGCGAGGAGAGCGTTCTTCATGGTGAAGCCTTTCCAGGTGGGAGGGAGCGGCCCGAAGGCCGCCCCCCTGCACGACGACTTAGCCGTCAAGCATCAAATTTCATTGCCCCACAGGGTGCCGACGATCGAGATCGTGCCCGAGCCGATCGACTGCGCGGTGTGATCGGTGCCCTTGATCACGCCGACCTTGAGCACGTTGTTCGACGGCGATGTGATGTAACCGATCGGAATCGCGAAATTCTGCGCCGGCGGCCGCTGGTTCGCCGTCGCCTGCGCGGTCGTGGCCGCCGCGAACGCGGTGTCCGACAGCACGCCGGTGCCGAAGATCGAACCGGCCACGAGCGCCGCGTCCGTGAAGACGCCGAGCACGTGGAACGAAGCGGTGACGACGCTGTCGTAGAGCACGATGAGGTCGCCCGCGACGGCGGTGCCCGTCACGGTGCCGACCGAGACCGACAGGCTGCCGCCCATGAGCTGGAACTTCCGGCCCGTGGCCGGCGTCCAGAGCGAGGCCGCGGTGCTCGACGTGAGCTGCGCCGTGACCGACTTGACGGTGGTCGGCTGCTCGCGACCAAGGATACTGTAAAGCTCGAAATCCGGGTGGGCCATGGAAATTCGTCCCTTCTGCGCGATTGCACGCGCTCCATCCGCAGATCACCCGCTGCGTGGGCCGGGGTTGGAGGCCGGTCAGCCCGGCATGGGCGGACCCTGACCTTGGGCTTGCAACATCACGCCTTGAGCGCCCGGAGCCGGCGAAACGGGCTCGGGTGCGCCCCCCGGCGCATTCCCCGCTCCCGGCCCGCCGGCCCCAGCCTGTGCCATCGCCATCTGCTGGAGCATCATCTGGTACTCCTCAGGTGACGTCGGCCATCCGAACTGCACCGGGTCGAAGCCCAGCGCCGTGATGATCGTGTAGAGGATCTGCGCCTGCTGCGGCGGCGGCGCGCCGACCTGCATGGTCAGCTGCAGGAGCTGCATCAGGCGCGGAAGCACGCTCTCGCGATCGAGCATCTTGCTGATCGCGCGCACCTGGTACTTCCACGGCTTGTCGAGCAGCTGGTAGCGCGCGAGGTCGTCCGTCAGCAGCTGCGGCCCGCCGAAGTCCTGCAAGAGATCCTGCAGCACCGGGTCCGAGCGGTCGCCGCCGAACTGCAGGATGTGCTGCCACGTGAGGTTGAGCGCGCGCTCGAGGTCGTTGCGCTCGAGGTTGCGCATCACGTTGTGGATGTAGGCCTGCCCCGCGGTGGTCTTCGTCGTGACCTCGGCCGCGGTGGGGCGCCCGCGCGAGCTCGGCGAGCCGTCGACGAACTCGGAGATCTGCGCCGACTTCTGGCCGATCTGCTCGAGCTTGTTCAGCAGCGGCCATGCGGTGTTCGCGTTGGTCTGGAACGCGAGCTTCTGCAGGAACTGTCCGCGCCCGTGGTAGACGCGGCCCGGCTCGATCGTCGTCGGGTCGAGCGGCTCTTGCGAGAGCGACGTGTCGAGCTGGAATGCGCCGAGGACCGCATAGCGCATGTCGTCGAGCATCAGGTTGATGAAGTCGGTAAGCGCGAGCTGGACGTGGCTGTCCGCGTCGATCAGCGACTGCCCCCACACGCGGTTGCGGTACGGGAGCGGCGTGCACCAGACGTAGCGCGAGTTGCCGCGCCAGAGCGGGTTCGGGCCGATGCGGACGATCGTGCGCTCGTTGATGACGGTGACGATCCAGTTCCGCGCGACGATCTTGCCGTCGCGGTCGTAGATGTTCCCCGTGTACTCCTGCACGAGGTGCTGCGGGCGCGCGGTGTGCTTCGCGTCGTGCAGCTCGCGACGGCGCCACTGCGGGCGGCGGTCGCCCTCGAAGCGCACCGGCTCGCCGATGTCGTCGATCGAGTCGTAGACGCCCGAGCGCCAGCGGTCCTCGACGTCGCTCTCGTCGGCGGCCGACTCCTCGACGACGTACTTCGCCGCGTAGAAGTCGTCCGCGTACGGGTCCGGGTACACGTCCCAGCTCGAGCGGTGCCGCCAGATGAACTTCTTCTTGAACTGCGGCTGGACGGTGACGGTCGGTTGCGGCTGCGGCGGTGGCGGGAGGCCCTGTACCTGCGCCTGCCACGTCGCCATCTGCCACTGCCCGATCTCCTCGGGCGACGGCGGCTGAACGTGCGGGCGGTACTCGACGTAGTCCTCGATCGAGAGCGACATGCAGGCGCTGCCGAAGAGGAAGCCTTCCTCGAGCGTGCGCAGGTACGAGTCGATCAGCTGCGACTGGTCGGCGACGATCCCGAGCCAGTCGTTCGAGAAGCGGACGAGGTGGTCGTCGTAGTTCTTCCGCTCATCCATGAGCGAGAACCACTGCGGCGCGTCGAAGAGGCCCGACTGGATCAGCGAGACGGCGACGCGCACCTTGTCGCGGATCTCGGGGATGGGGACCTGCGACTGCCACGCCTGCTTCTTCGGGTCCCAGCCGGTGCCCGGCGGGATCGACGGCAGGCGGAACAGCTCCTCGTACGAGTACCAGCTGTCCTCGAGCGGCTGGCGTGCGGCGGACGACTCGTCGCGCGCCGAGCGCACCATGTCGATGATGTCCTGCTCGGTGACCTTCGACGCGCGCTCCGGGTCGACGATGCCGAGCTGCTGCCAGTTCCCGGCCTGGACGAAGTCAGCCCATCGCGGTGCGGGGGCGGGCGACTGGAGCGTCGCCTGCGGCGTCGGAAGCTGTTCGTCCACCCGCGATCACCTGCGGATCGTCGAGGGGACGTATGCGGACGGACGCCGAAAGCTCGGCGCCGGAAGTGGCGTTCCGTTCACATAGTGCGGCCCTTGGACCGGGGCGGCGGGAGTCGCAAGCCTCTGAAAGACGGAGTGCGCCACGCGCTCGGCGATCTGCTCGACGTCGGTCGCACTCAGCGACGCGGGTGCGGCGTCGACGTGCTGCTGCGCGAACAGCTCGCGGTGGTCGATCCGCGCGGCCTGCTCGAGCACCTGCCGCTCCACCGCATCGCGCGACGTGTAGAGGTCGTCGTCGGGCTCGTCGGGGTCCGGCGCCGTGCGCTTCGTCAGCTCCGCGAGGAAGTCCGCGTTCAGCCGCTCCTCCTGCGCTTTCAGCTGCTCCTGCAGGTACGCGTTGAACCGCTCGCGCTCCTCGGCGAGCACGTGGTTGACGTAGAGCCCGATCGCCTGGTGCTGCAGCGGCGCGAGGCCTCGCAGGATCTCGGCGGCGCGCTCGGGCGTCAGTGCCTCGGCATCAGCCTGCCCATCCACTCCGGGCGCGACGTCCGCCGCAGGAACTGGTTTCGGTGCCGCGCCCCCGGCCGCGTCGTGCTCGCGTACGACTCCGCGAGGCCCGGCAGCGCGCGCCCCCCGCCGCCCATTCTTGCGCGCAGCCGCTCGAACGTGAGGTTCTGCTTCTCCACCGTCAGCGCGAGCATCATCGCGCAGTCCACCCAGTCCTTGAACTTCTGCCCGTAGCGCTTCTTCGGGCTGTCGAGCGGCGACCACTGGAATCTCTCGAATGCCCAAAGCGGGCCCTCCTTCATGTCGCGCAGGCGCTTGCAGAAGCGCAGCCGCGGAATGGCGTCCGAGCCCTTCGACGGGTCGAACTCGGGCGTCAGCCAGTCGTGCAGGACCTTGCCGCCTGCGTTGTCGTGCGTGGCGCCGACGGCGGGCTCATACTCGAGGCCCTGCGCGCGGAACATCGTGAACCAGTCCTCGACGGCCTCGGCGGTGATCTGCTTGTGGTGGCCGCCGCGCGGGTCCATGAACGCCCGGTCCGGGTGGCGGCCGAGCGTCTGCCGGTGGAAGACGACCTGCCGCGCCATCTCGGCGAACCCACCCGCGGGCACGAGCTCGGCCTTCAGCGCGCGCCAGCGGTTCTGCTCGTCGCAGACGAACCAGATGATGTTCAGCCCGCGCGTCGGGGCGGGGTCGACCATCTCGACGAGTGGCCAGTTCGCGGGCGCCTTGAAGTCGGGGACGACGTGGACCTCGTCCTTCACGTAGCTGAAGGTCAGCGAGCCGTAGTCCTGGAACGACCCGAACTCGCGCGCGGCGCGCAGCTGCGGGTCCTTGATCGAGTCGAGGAACTTGTAGATCTCGTCGTGGTCGAGGTAGCCGCCGTGGTGCTGCCGGCAGTTGTCGTGCATGCCCGCCTTGAAGGCCGCGACCATGCCGTGGTTCGGCTGCATCTTGACGATCTCGTCGTGCGGGATGGCGCCGCCCGAGCACTCGGTGCAGTCGAGGTTCGTCGCGGGCGTGATCAGGTCGTCGAGCATCCACGCCGAGCCGGCGAGCGGGGTGGCGGTGATGAGCGCCCAGCCGTTGGTGGCGATCTGGCCGCGACGGACGGCCTGGAAGATGTCCTGCGGCGGCGGCTCGTCGAACCACGCGCCGTCGAAGTTGCCGCCCTCGAACTTCTTCCAGCCCTGCTCGTAGGTGCGCAGCGCGAGCGTGGCGCCGCTCGCCCACTCGATGCCGGTGACGAACTTCCCGGTCTTCGTGAACCGGACGATCATGTCGTCCGCGAGGTACTCGCGGAGCTTCGGCAGGATCGTCTCGGTGCAGATCTTGTCGTACGTCTCGCCGGCCGCGAGGAACTTCCGCCCTGCGAGCGTGCCCTTCGCCCACGTCGGCGGGATGGTGCCGCCGAGGGAGAGCGGCTCGACGCCGACGCACGTCGAGATCGTTCGGATGGCGCCGAAGGTGGTCTTTCCGGACTGGTTGCCGGCGACGAGCACCTTGATGGGTGCCGGCGACTCGAACCACTCGCGCTGGAATTCGACCGGGCGGTAGCGTGCGAAGGTGTTCGCGCGGATCGCCTTCTGCGTGGTGCCGACGACCTTCGCGGCGCGGGCCAGGAGGTCTCTCTCGCGGGTGCTGCCCACGAGAGATGAACCCCTAGAGCAATCAGGCCGAGTCGGAAGCCGAGATCGACGGCGCGTCGAGCTCGGAGGCGCGCACCTCGACGATGCGCGGGCGCCACCGCTTGCCGGTCTCGTCGGCCTTCGCGTAGAGCGTCCATCCGACGACGAGCAGACGCCTCGTGCCGCCGTCGAGCCACGCGCGCGCGCCGTCTATGGCCTCGGTGTGGATCTTGCGCACGCGGCTGCTCATGTTGCTGCCGCTCGTCGCCTGCACGCCCACCGTCTCCGCACCCTTCACGCCGACGACGTCGATGCAGCCGAAGAGGTCGATCGTCGTCCGTGCGTGCGGCAGGCGGCGCTCGACTACCTGCGCGCGGTAGCCTTGCTCCTTCAGCCAGCCGAGGGTGCGGGCGGTTGGGCTCACGCGCTCAGATCATCACCGCGGGGTCGCGATCGATGGGGCGCGTCATCTCCGGCTTCGCGCGCCGGAACCGCTTCGCCGCGCCGTTGGCCTTGGGCTTCCGCGTCCGGCGCAGACCGCGCTCGTGCGCGTACTCGAGCACGGCCTCGATCAGCGCGGCCTCCGACGCCACGATCTTGTCGGCGGTATCGCCCGGCATCCCGGAGATCGTCACCGCCCCGTCGTCCCCGGTCACGATCGTCAAGCTCTTGTCGCTGCTCGTCGTCTCGATCCTCTTCACGCTCGGCATGTCTCTCCTCCTCAGCGCCAGACGCCATCCGCGTGGCGCAGCCTGATGGCGCGCGGCGCACCGGCGCCGGACACCACCTCCATGTAGTCGCGCTCGAGCCGCGAGAGCGGCACGAACACGTGGATGTTCGTCGGCCGCGACTTCGGCCGCACCCCGTCCATGAACTTCTCCACGTCGCGCGGCAGCCTGGTGAGCTCCGCGAGCTTCCCCCGCGCCGCCTGCTCCATCTTGTCGGTCCACATCGAGATCGGGACGAAGAAGTCGTCCTTCGCCTCCATGAACCCGACGCGCGCGTGCCAGACCGGCGGCGAGTCGAGGTCCACCGTCAGGATGCTCACAAGTTGGAGCTTCTTCAGCACCACCTCGACCTTGCGCGTGTGCGGCGACTGCGACGCCATCCACGAGATCGGATCGCGCTCCTCGGGGTTCTCGAGCGCCACGACTTGACGTCGACTGTACCCCGCTAACGTCGGCGGCTTGGTGGGCTTCATGCCTGCCGGGAGAATGAGGCTCATGCGACGTGCCTCCAGCTCTTGCGCGTGACAATCTCGTGGATTGTCGACCAGTCCATCCCGAGCCGTCTCGCGATCGCAGCGCGCGACTCGCCGCCGGCCGCCGCCGACCGGATGGACACGACCGTCTCCTCGTCGACCTTCGCTCGGTGGTGCCTGCTCCCTCTTGGGCGCGACTCTGGGTGAAGGCGCGAGCCGTTGCGATCTCCACGCGCGATCGCCTCTGGGTGAAGTCGGAAGCCGTGTCGGTCGCCGCGAGGAATGGCTTCCGGACACGTATGCGTCCCATTCCGGGCTCCAGTAGCCGTCCGTCCCTTGGCGTCGCGATCGTGCATGTTGTCCGCCGCCGTGCCGAGAAAGAGGTGCTGCGGATTGACGCAGGCGCGCGTGTCGCAGTGGTGGCACACGAACAGCCCCGCGGGGATGACGCCGACGTGCGCCTCGAAAGCGACGCGATGTGCTCCACGGTTTTTCCCGCCACGCCTCAGCTGGCCGTATCCACCGCGGTTGATGCTGCCGGCGAACAGCCAGCATCCAGTGTTCGGCTCTGGGATCGCGACCTCTTCGAGGACGAATCTGCTCACTTCGACGCCCTCACGCGGTGCGACGGCGGCCACTGGAAGTTCTCGATCGGCTCGCCGCGCCAGCTGCACCGCACGCACAACGACAGCTGCCACCTGATAACCCGCCCGCACCCACCCTCGCAGCTGTGGGCAGGGAGCCTCGTGCGCACGACACGAACGACGCGCCGATCGACCTTCTGGACCACCTTGGCTCGCCGACCAGCGCGCCGCTCCACCACCACCGCATCTCCACGCATCAAGTATCGAAGCTACTCGCGCGGCGCCCACTCGCCAGAGAAAATCCGGCGGGCCAGCCCGAGAGACGGACACCGCCCCATGCGATGCCGCCCCTCGGGCCGAGAGGAGGGAGGTCGGAGAGCTGACGACTAAGACGCTACGCCCACCGCCCGCGACTCGGAAGCAGGGCTTGCGACTCACTCCAGCCGCGATACTCGTGGATCACCGACTGCGCGACTCCAAGAGCAGCCGGTGGGGGGTAGCCCGGCAGCGGGCAAAGCCGCGAACGAAAACCGCGGACACCGGCTCAGGTCGGTTTCCTCCTCTTCCCTGCGACAGGCTCTTCAGCCGGTGCGTCTACGGAACGCACTCAAGCGATAGGGGGGAGGGGGGGGTCTCTTCTCCTTCACGAAGAAGTACGTCCAGAGGCCCACGTAGGCCCA